CAATATCTTGAGACTTTAGGAATTGAGTAAAGCTAGCCTTTGGCTTTTTACGAGTTACGACAAAGTTATCAATAACTGTGTCGATAAAAGCTGCGATTTCACTCATAGTAGATTGTTTTCCTTTAGGTATTGAATGGTATCAGAAGCTCCACCGATTAGCTTGTCGCCAATAACAACTCGTGGAAAGGTGGAACCTTCTCCAAATTCTTGAATAAAGTTTACTCTAGTAAAATCAGTATCTAGTTTGTACTCGACAAATTGAACCTCAAGTAGCTCAAAAACTTTTTTAACCTTTTCGCAATAGGGACAATTTTCTTTGCTGTAAATCGTGACTTTCATAGGACCTTGGTTTGCCTTCGTAGTATAGCAGAAAAAAGGAGGGCTGTCAAGCCCTCCAGAAAATTAAAATTTCTTAAACATCCATAGAAATTTGATGTATCGCAATTGCAAATATACTAGAAAATGGTTTACCTTTATGGCAATCCAATCTAATACATTTGGATCGCTAACGCAAACATAAATAAACACTGTTGCGAATAGTAAAAAGTATAATTGCATTATACTAGTGAATCATCTGTAGTGACATTTTCTGGTCGATCAAAGTAACCATTTTCCATAGCTTCTGTTAGAAGTTCTGTAATGTATTGGTCTACTGAGATACCTTTTTCTTCCGCCAGGATGTGAGCAATGGCAGCAGTCTTATCATCTAGTTCAATTTCAATCTGTTCATTTTCAGTAGTCATGATGGGAAATTAAAATAAGGGTTTTCATCGTATCCTGGGGGATAGCTTGCTTCTTCATCATAGCATGGATTTGCACAGGGAGCATCAACTTTACGATACTGACATACTCGCTTTGCTAGATACTCTAAATCTCCTGGCTTCCCAAAAGAAAATTTAGCAACACCATCTTCAATAATAACACCACACGCAGGACATTGTTTCATATGCACCCCGATCAATAGTGATACTATTTAGTCTCAGGGTGATATTTGTGCTTTAATTCGTTGACAATCATAACAGATTTTTTTAATCCGAGAGCATATTCATTATGCCCATGTTTAATTGAAATCTGTATGCTGTGTTGGATCCGTTCATAAAATTCTTTGTAGAATTGTTCGCTCATAAAATAATAACGGACAGCGGAGAGAACAGGAATCGAACCTGCGAAGCTTTTACCCCCAGCCGCTTTCAAGGCGGTGTCCTCGACCAACCGGACTCTCTCCAAAAAAGTAACCTTACGGTTACATATTATATATATCAAAGATTAGCCTGAGCCCTTGCGTCCATTTGACGTACAGTATAGATTGGACTCTTCATGTAGCGTTTAATTTTTTTAAGTTGCTTATTAAGTTGTCTTAGTTGCTGTAGATCTCGTTGGATTTCTGCAGGACTTTTGATTTTGTCTTCATTCAGACTAAGTTCTGGGGTTAGTACGGTTTCGTCTTCCTCTACAACAGAGGATTCAATGTCAATGATTTGATCTTCCATGTGATTGTAATAGTAAAATTTTAGTTATCAATTTATATATCTGACATCATCTACATACCCAGCATTGATTGCATTTTGTATCATCATGTCAGATGAACTTCCGGGGGTAGGTTTAGCAGAAAAATAAACTACAAAATATGCATCAGGATTGACTGCTTTCAATAAAGCACCATTTGCTATAGCTTTTTTAACGCTATCGGTACGTTGGGCTCCTGGACGCTTTTTATGTCCAGAAAGTCCACCTTTTGCTTCGATGTATTCAGTAATTAACCCATCTGTTGCAACAAAGTCTACATCAATTCCAATTGAACTAAATTTAAAATTTCTATGTACAATTTGTTTCATGGAATCTTTTAGATGTTTCTCTACCAAAGATTCAAATAACATTCCTGTTTGTTTACTTGTTGATTGAAAATTTTGACTCATAAAAAAGGGAGCCTAGTGAGGCTCCCATATCATAGCATGTTAGGTTTGATTTGTCAACCGATTGCAGGTGCGGTCAGGGCCACAGGAGTGGTATCCGCAGCAGCAAGGTCCAGAGGGAAGTTGTGAGCGTTACGCTCATGCATTACCTCAAAGCCAAGGTTGGCACGGTTCAGAACGTCAGCCCAAGTGTTTACAACACGGCCACTGCTATCAAGTAGTGACTGGTTGAAGTTGAAGCCGTTCAGGTTGAAGGCCATCGTGCTAACTCCAAGAGCAGCGAACCAAATACCAACAACAGGCCAAGCAGCCAGGAAGAAATGTAGACTGCGAGAGTTGTTGAATGATGCGTATTGGAAGATGAGTCGTCCAAAGTAACCGTGGGCGGCAACGATGTTGTAGGTTTCTTCTTCTTGTCCGAACTTGTATCCATAGTTTTGTGATTCTACTTCTGTGGTTTCACGAACGAGGCTACTCGTAACCAGACTTCCGTGCATAGCACTAAAGAGACTGCCACCAAATACCCCAGCCACACCGAGCATATGGAAAGGATGCATGAGAATGTTGTGTTCAGCTTGGAAGACGAGCATGTAGTTGAACGTGCCTGAGATTCCGAGAGGCATTGCATCACTGAAGGAACCTTGACCGAAAGGATAGACAAGGAATACTGCAGAAGCAGCGGCAACAGGAGCACTGTAAGCAACACAAATCCAAGGACGCATACCCAGACGGTAGGAAAGTTCCCACTCACGACCCATGTAAGCATAGATACCGATTAGAAAATGGAAGACGACCAGTTGGAATGGTCCACCATTATATAGCCACTCATCAAGTGAGTTTGCTTCCCAGATGGGATAGAAGTGTAGACCGATTGCATTGGATGAAGGAACAACAGCACCAGAGATGATGTTGTTTCCATACATTAGAGAACCAGCAACTGGTTCACGGATACCGTCGATATCAACGGGAGGTGCAGCGACAAAAGCAACGATGAAACAGATAGCAGCTGCAAGAAGGGTTGGAATCATTAGAGTTCCAAACCAACCGACATATAGACGGTTTTCGGTAGAAGTTACCCACTCGCAGAACTGTTCCCAAGTGTTACTTCCACGCTGTTGAGCGATGGATGCAGTCATAGTTTTAAAAGTTCGTAATTAGTTATAAATGTTATGTGAAGAAACGTAACGTCCCTTCGACTTATTTATAGTACCATGGTTTCCAGTGCTTGTCAAGGGGTCTAGGATAAATACATATAAACTGTTCTTATGAATGAGAGAAGAACATTTAATACTCCCATTAGGGAGCCTTGGAATGCCCCAATCCATAATATGCTAAAAGCAATAGACAATCATACTAGATTGTATATGCAGACAGGTGATATCTGGCACGAACAAAAAGCAAATCAACTCAGGCAATATCTGCACGAGTTAAAAACTTGGATACACAAAGAGGAACACCATGAATGATTTTCCCTGGGGAGTTGCAATAGGACTTGGTATAGTTCTATCAGGAACTTTGGGTTGTATAGTTTATATTATGATGTTGGACTATCTAGAAAGTAATGAAAAACATTAGTGCATTTACAGTAGTCAGGTTAGTAATCCTTGCATGGTCTGCAGTATTACTGACGTTTGGTTATATGGATTACCTAAAAAAAATGGATGCCACTTTCATAGCATCCATCTTTACATCTACATTAGCAACCTTTGGAGTGGATGCAGCAAATAAAAAATCAAAGACCAGCTTTGATAAATCTGTAGATTGTGATGCCTGCAGATCCAAGAGTAGCAAAGAGAGCACCCAAACTACTGAAGAAACTTGATACTTGTTCCTCTAAAGGTTTTTTCTCCATGTGGAATAGATCTCGGTTTTCGTAAACCCATTTCCACATAGGCACTCTCATATCCTCTGGAACCATTGGGTCAATCCAAGAGCTGACTTCATTCTCTCTATCATCCACAAGAATGCCTTTACTATTGTATGAGCGAATTCTTTGAATGTTATATTCACCTGTATAATCTACACGTTTGTTAGCAATCTCATCGGCAACCCAGAAATCTACATCTGCTTGTATTCTTTCCCAATGTGTTCTCATAAAGGTAACGTCTAATTCAACATCACCATTTTCTGCTCTATAAGGATGTGATACACCATTAACACAAACTTGTAGTTTGCCTGGATGTAATTTGCTTTTGGTAGGAAACTCTTGGCACAATAATGGTTTAGGCATCATCCAAGATGTTTTTGTCATCACAACATAGGGAATAGCAATAGACAAAGTTACTGGTATTCCCCATAAAAGTATTCTTTTTCTGTGCCCATTGATTAGTGATTGGGCGGCTTCACCAAGGTCTTTTGTTTTAGCAGCATGGATTACCAAAAGATTACGAAATGATTGTAGTCTTCTACGAAATCCACTGTCATATTCCGAAGCTTCAGCAACAAGTATCATCTTATCCAGCTTCTGTAACAAGACCACATGATCTGTGTTGTTACATTGCTCGGCAGGCATTAGTTTATTATAGAGATTTATTAACTATTTATTTAAGTTTAGCTAATCCTTTATCCCATAAGGCACCTTCAGCTCTGCGTCTACGTGCAAGACCTTTCTCTACACTGGAGCCTGGGTTACGATAACGATAAAGTGACTCTGGCACCATATGCCAAGACTTGTCCTTTAATACTTTAGTGATTGTAGTAAATCCATCCGAACCATAGAAGTTAGCTCCAAGATTATATGCAAATGAAAGTAATGCTCCTCGCATCTCATCATTCATTTCATTCCAGTATGGAATCTTGGTAAGTGGTG